AGTGCAGTACGCTGCCTATTTAATAGGCAAGTACCCTACTAAGGATTACATCCTTCTAGGTGATGATATTGTTATAGGTGGCGACCAACTGGCCGCCTCTTATAGAGATATCATGACTCAACTAGGTGTTGGCATTTCGTCTCATAAATCACATGTATCGAAAGATACATATGAATTTGCGAAACGATGGTTTAGGGGTGGGAAAGAAATATCAGGTATTCAGATTCAAGCTTTCCTCTCAACGAGGTTAAACTGGTCTCTGTTATATCAGACATTTCAGACTTACTTGGAGCGTGGATTTCACGTTCGAGGGTTTGTAACCTTACCGGATCTCCTAGTAGATTTCCTGAAATCAACTGGCGTATATCCTCGGCTTGCCGAGAATATAGGTCGGAAGGTTTCAAGACATCATGCGGTTTATCGGTGGATCCATAACGGGGACCGACAACTATTGCGAACAACAATTGTACAGTCGTATCCTTATGAAGCACCGATTCCTGATGCTGAACACCCAGCGTTTGATCACTTTGTGAACATGCGTATGGGTATTAGCTATCAGAAACTGTATGACTCCTTGCAATTGTTATTAAGCAATTACATTGAAGAAGTAGATAAGGCATTAAGCCCTCTCTATGACTTCATAGGAGATACAGTGGACCTGACTAGTTATGATCTGGACCAGATTCAGGACTCGGACTTCCAAGATTGTGGAATCGGGCCTGGGTACATCACATCTCATCCAATTGCGATTAGTCTTCGTAATGAGTTCGAGAAATTATCTCAGAACCCAGCGATTACTAATCCGCAACGAGATTACCATGAGGCTGTTAAAGCTTTATGTATTCCGTTACCGTCCGCGATTGCTAAGTCACGGAAATCCCACCAAATAATGTTTATACAGTCCAAACTGGCCATGAAGCTATTCGAGGTTCATAGAACCTTGTTTAGAAACAATGGTCCAGGATGGATGTTTGAAGCCCAATATTGGACTAATCAATAGTTCC